AGATAAATAAACATTTTGCCCCAATTCCCTTACTTGTGGATTGAAGTAAGTAGAAATTCTATCTACAACATCTGCAATAACTTGTCCTGAATTCTGGGCCGATGTTAAAACAATAGAAACTTCAATACTCAAATCAATAACCTCAGCAGTAAGAATAGATATATAGTCATTCATCATTCTATAGTTAGAAAGATATGTCGCAACATTTTGCTTTAAGGTATTTGACACAATATTTGTTAACTTTCCTGAAGTATCATATGATAATAATTGAATCAAAATTTTGTTGTTGTTTTCAGTAACTGAAACTTTAGCAGGTGCACCAAACTCTGATGGCATATTTCTGATAATAGACTCATAATCTTGTACTGTAACGGCTCTTTTTTGGGCTGAGAAGTTGAATGAGACATAGTTTCTAATTTCTTCAAGTGACGGTAACCCCGCCCCACCGATTGCCGCTGTAACATTATTACATCTCAAAGAATTCACTACTGATGAGTTAGTAAGCTCGGATGGTCCATTAACAAAGAAAGACACGGTACCAATTTGAGTAATAACATTTGTCCCTAAGTTAGTACCTAAGCCACCACCAATTCTATATTGTATAAATAAAGTTGAGTTTGGAGTTAAAGCGGACCCTAAAGATATGTTGTTCGAATATCTCTGTAAATCTATTGTCGCTCCTAATGTCGTAAATTGGTCAAGAGCATCTTGTGCCGTATTTGTACCACCACCAAAAGTTAATTTTTTGAATCCTTCAGGTGTGTATTCAGTAATAAATCTATTTGGTGTTTGAATATACCTACCAACTTTAATACCTGGTTGGTCGGATACTTTTGTTGGATCTTCAATAAAGACCCTATCTTCTGCTAAAGCGTCTACTTCGTACCACTTATTAGATACCCCTAAAAATTCTGCAGTTGTTGGAATGTTGGTATAATCAGTTCCACTCTTAAGTAAAACGCTTGTTATACCCAACACATTTTTTTCGGGTAGGAATAATTCAAAAAATGGCTTAACATCATTTGGTGTTATAACTCTTTTGAAAACCTTAGTAATACCATTAACAACCAACTCTCGTTTGGTAATTGTATAATTTACTAATACGTTATTTGAATTGAAGTTAGGTATCTTGAGTCTATTAGGAAATCCTTGAGCATTGTATGGTGAAGTGAAATCAACATCATATATATTTTCAAAAACAATTCCCGCCCCTGAAACTTGTGACCCTCTAGCTAAAATTCCAAGATATCTTTCATCTTCTTTATCACCGAAAGCTGGTACTGTAATTGAAAAATCTACTAAAGATACAGATGGTCTTTGTCCCGGTAGTTTCAATCCATAAGTTCTTGCAATATTATATATTGAAGATCTTTGTTGAGCATATTGTAAAACTGTTTCTTGGATACTCCTATCGATGTGATAATGTAAGTTATCCGCAACCGCAGCATTCAAGTCTAAAAATACTGAGAATACAGATGCATCATTAAAATCCTGAATTAGTTCAGGATAATATGTTCTTACATAATTTAGTAACTCAGTTCTTATTCCTTGATAATCTCTAGTTGTATATGAAATTTTACGATTTGCCATCTATATTAAATATTAATAATAACAAAATCACTTTGAGCAAAAGTTGATCTGTTGTTTGAGTAATCTATTCTAATTTTTGCAGTATATTCTGAAGTACCTTTTCCAGGTAATCTATAAATTGGAGATTCACTTGTACCAATAGTATTTTCACCTATCATAGTATCAACTTCCTCCATTGGGTCTGCTGGAGTAATTGTTATCTGATTTAATAAAAGGTTTGGCATAAATTGTTGAACCGCGTCTCTAATATCTGATTGAATTGCGTCAAAAGTCAAACCATCAAATGGTTCAAATAAGAATTCGTATAATCTAGTACCAAATTCAGGTAAATAATATCTACTTCCCTTCCTTGTTAAAAGTAAGTGAATTAAATCAGATTTTACCTGTTGAGCTTCTAACTGAGTAAGTTCTAAAAAATCACCTCGTCTAGAATCTCTGAATGGAAAATTAATACCATATGTAACTCCGTTCGCCATAAAGATAAATATAAGTCCCTTGTTTTTCCTTATAAATAGCCCAAAATAAAAAATCCCGATATATATATCGGGATTAATTATTTAATTATGAAGAACAACCAAAGCATTCAATTTCAATTCCTTCAGGTTTTGGTGGTAAATTCATACTACTGTAATCAACCTTTGGAACTTCTACAACAGGTTTTGGTTTTTGTACCTTTGACATATCCAATGCTAAGTGTTTAGCACCTGTAGAAATTGCCTTTGTTCTAACATAATAACAAAGAGTTTTCAAACCTTTTTCCCATGAATGGAAATGTGATGAAGTAATCTTTGACAATGTCGGATTTGACATATAAATGTTCATTGATTGAGATTGGTCAACAAATGGTGCTCTGTCTGCCGCCATATTAATCAATTCTTTCTGTGAAATCTCCCAAATAGTTTTGTATTTCGGAATCAAGTGTTCAATCCTTTTAACTTTTTTGTTGTAGTTTTTATCTTCAACATCAAGATACTGATTGAAGTTAATATTTTGAATTGACCCTTCATTCAAAATGATTTCATTTTTCAAATCCTCAGACCAAATACCAATCTTCTCAAAATCATTAATCAAGTATTTGTTCACAATCATAATTTCACCACCTACAACTCGTCTATTGAATAACGCCGAGTGAGCTGGTTCAGTCATTTCGAATGAACCTGTAATCTTAGCCGATGATGCAACTGGCATCTGAGCGGTGAACAATGAATTACAAACACCATATTCTTGAACATCTTTTTTCAATGTTTCCCAATCTAAGAATAAATCAGAATCATTAAGACCCCACATATCAAATTGGAAAATACCTTTTGACATTGGAGAACCTTTGAAGAACTCATAAGGTTTTCTAATACCTTTCTTACACAAGTCATTACTCTCAGTGACTGCCGCGAAATAAATTGCTTCAAAGATATTCTTGTTCAATGTTTTAGCATCATCTGAAGTGAAAACGTAATCCATAAGACAGAATACGTCCGCTAATCCTTGAACCCCAATCCCAATTGCTCGTTGTTCAAGACCACCTTTAAGACCTTTTTCTGTTGAATAATTGTTTTTATCAATAACATTATTTAATGCTCTTACTGCCTTTCGTACTTCTTGGATTAGAAGGTTATAATCAAACTTACCATCAACAATAAAGTTTTTCAACACAATTGAAGATAGGGTACAAATTGCCGTAGTCTTTTCGTCAGTGTACTGATAAATTTCATTACATAGGTTAGATTGTTTAATCACACCAATGTTTTGATGATTCGTTTTCTTGTTAGCACTATCCTTAGCACACAAGTAAGGAACACCCGTCTCAATTTGAGATTCAATTACTTTACTCCATACTTCTTGAGCCTTTACCTTACGACCAATACCCAAGTCAACCGCCTTACGGTAGTTTTGTTCATACTCTTCACCATAACACTCTTGTAAAGGTTTAATACCAGCTTTGATAATGTCGTTAGGACAGAATAAGTACCAATCTTCATTATTCTTAACCGCTCTCATGAAATTATCAGGAATCCATAATGCTGTGAATAAGTCTCTCGCTCTCAATTCTTCAGCACCTGTATTCTTTTTGATATCCAACAAGTCGAAAATATCTTTATGCCACGGTTCCAAATAGATTGCTGCACTACCAGGTCTTCTACCTTGTTGATTAAAGAATCTTAGTGATTCATTAACAATCTTCAAGTACTTCAATAAACCACCTGCAAATCCACCTGAAGATGTAATTCGACTTTCTTTACTTCTGATGTTAGACATCGATAATCCAATACCCGCAGCATCTGATGAGTATGTTGAAATGTCATTCAAAGTTTTCAACAAACCTTCTCTAGAATCAGAATTATTATAGTGTAATACACATGACGCCAACTGTGGAACTTTTGTTCCTGAATTAATCATAATTGGTGTTGCCTTAGAAATACGTTGACTCGACAATGATTCATAGTATTTGACTGCCTCCTCAAAAGTGTTAGTTACCCACAGAGCAACTCTCATATACATATGTTGTGGTCTTTCGATAACTTTTCCTTTAGGTGTTTTCAATAGATACATCTCTTGTAATGACCTCCAACCGAAGTAGTCAAAATTATAATCGTTTTCATGATTAATAACTTCGTCAATTTTTGACGGACCATACTCTTCGATTTTCGCCATCAAATCATCGTGTACTATACCATCAACGTGTAATGTATGCATAACATTAGAAAAACTTGGGTCAGTCTCTTTGTGATACGATGAAATTGCAACTGATGATGCAAGTCTTGAATAGTCATAGTGACTACCAGTATATGCCGCAGCAATTTCATACACGAGTTTGTCCAACTCTTTTGTTGTAATACTACCTTCAGTTGGTACTGATGTAATCACCTTAATGAATATTTCGTCAGAGTTTACGGTTAACCCTTTCGCAGCTCTTTTAATTCTGTTGTAAATTTTTTGAGGATTAAAAGCAACATCTTCTCCACCTCTTTTTTTTATTTTTAATGACATCATAGATATAAAAATATTAAATTAAAAATCAGAATCAAATGATAACTCTTCGTTTAGTTTAGCCTTTTGGTATTCCATTGTTCTTGACTCAAAGAAGTTACCCTTTGTTTCAACTGCAATCTGTTCCATAAACTTAAATGGTTGTTCAACATTAAATTCTTTTTTACATCCGAATTTAACCAACAACCCATCAGTAACGAATTCCAAATATTGTTTCATAAGATTGGAGTTCATACCAATAAGTGATACTGGTAATGATTCAGTAATAAATTCTTTTTCAATTTCTAACGCTGACAATAGAATTTCTTTAATTCTTTTTTCTGATGGTTTAGTTTCCAAGTGGTTATTAACCAAGTGAATTGCGAAGTCACAGTGAAGATTCTCATCTTTGAAAATCAAACTATTAGCGTTACACAAACCTTGCATAATACCTCTTGACTTCAACCAAAAAATTGAACAGAAAGACCCTGAAAAGAAGATACCTTCAACCGCAGCAAATGCCACAAGTCTCTCTTGGAAAGACGCATTTTCAATCCAATCAAGTGCCCACTTAGCTTTCTTTTGAACTGCAGGTAAATTATCCAAAGCAGTAAAACATAATTGTTTTTCTTTCTCATTTGATATGTATGTATCAATTAATAATGAATACATCAAACTGTGGATATTTTCCATCATCAACTGAAACCCATAGAAAAATTTAGCTTCGGGGTATTGTACTTCCTTTAAGAAATTTTCTGCAAGATTTTCATTAACGATACCATCAGAAGCTGCGAAGAATGATAAAATATTTTTAACGAAATATTGTTCATTTTCAGTAAGATTATTCCAATCTCTAATATCGTTAGTTAGATCTACCTCTTCGGCAGTCCAAAATGCCGCTTGATGTTGTTTGTAAAATTCCCAAATATCATTGTGCTCGATTGGGAATATAACGAATCTATTGGGATTCTCTATTAAAATTTTTTCCATAATTAATTGTGTGTTTTTTATAATTGTTGTTGTTCCTTTTGTTTTCTCTTCTCCATCAACTCTTTGACTCTATCTCTCTTTTTCTCTTCTTGTTGTTCTTCAAACCCTAAGAATGTAACCGAACTTTCAGTATCAATTTCAAGAAGTTCATTGTTGAACTTACAATTCTCAAACACAACCCCATCTTTTCCAAGACGAGATTTTGTTATCGCGATTGTCGCCAAATTCATTTCTTTTTGTTGAAGTGTTTTTGCCACTGTAATGATGACGTGTCCAACTTGAGCCTTTTTAATTGACCCTCCCATTTGGTCAGTAGTAACTACCTCTGAAGAAATAGAACTTCTATTCCCTTGAGTCGCAGTCCATCCAACCAAGTTAAGTTCGTGACACATAGCCTCAAACCCTCTCATTACCGAACCTTCTGCCTTCCATTCGTCCTTTGATGATGACTCAGGTAATACACAGTCAATATAATCTAACATAATCATATCAAGTTTATTTCCATCCGCAATCATTTTTCTAACCTGATTTTTAAGTTGGTTCATTGTCATAGTATCCGACGCCAATTTCTTCAATACAAGTTTGTTTTTCATTGTTTCTTGTATTTCGGTAACTTTTGACATCACATCTTCTCTATGTTTTGCCAACTCATCAGGTGGAATCCCTGTCCAAATCGTAAAGTGTTTCCTCTGAACAATTTTAGGGTTGTCCTCAAAGAACACCTGAAGGACATTGTATCCCAAGTTAAACGCTGTGTTTGCAATCTTGGTTAAGATAGTAGTCTTACCAACACCTGTTGGTGCAAGGATTACACCAATCTCACCTTTAGCCAAACCACCCTTAAGTAGTTTGTCAATACCTGGTATTCCCATAGGTATTGGGTGTCTATAATCCTCATCTAATACTGTCTCTAAGTCCGAGAAAATATCTGTTTGACCTTTCTCTATTTCACCAACCTGTAACGCCTCTCTAACTAACCCCTCCACTTTATCATAAGATTCAAAATCACCTTGAGTGATGATTTTTTGAGCCTTATCCATAGCCTTCTGAAGTTCTTGTTGTTTACAGAATTTCAAAGCCTTTTCTTGAACAAACTGTGTTCCTTCAAATGGAGCTTCTTTAACTTGTTTAAGTGTATCTAAAACAATTTTTGCGACTAATTCTTGAGAAACTTCAGACTTGATAATTTGTTCGAGAGTTTCGAAGTTAGGGGTTGATTCATACTTTACATAGTATTCCTTAATCATCTGTAAAAGGATTTTGAAATACTTGTTATCAAAGTATGTTGACTCGATGACATCAAGAATAGACGATGAAAAATCTTTATCTACCACAATCTGATTCAATAGTTGAATCTGGAAAGTGTTCCCTAAGTAATCGAAATTTTTGTTCATATATTTGTAATGCTCCCCTGTGTATTATTAAATACTCACTTACTCAAATCAAAATCCAAATATTGATAAGATAATCTTTGTTCTGAAAAAATGTCAGTCAATTCTCGAAGAATGTCTTTCAAAAATGGTCGTACGTCAACGGTATAACGAACTTTGGGTGGAAAATATTTTCCATCAAAAATTCTATGACAAATTGTCGTGTCGCCATTTTTTACAAAAATGTTGAATATTTCTGGCCCATCAGTATAAGAAGTATCCATAACTGATGAGTCATGCATAATAGATTCACTATTATCCGTCATGTAAATAACAGTCTTCATTTTAAGATGATACTGTAAGTCATCTTTAATCTCATTAATAAGATTATAAAATTCAATTGAGTTTTTCGCCTTTGGATTGTAACCTCTTACATTGAAATACCTTTGAACAACAATGTTGTCGTTAAGAGTTAAAAGAAATTCCATTTTAGTGCTGTCTTGCTCTTTCATAAAGTTTTTTTAATTTTTGTTTGTGTTTCGTTTTTCTTTTCGTGTAAGTTTCATAAATGGTCGGAGGAAATTTACCCAAGCCTCGTCGTTCTTGGGAAGGTACTTGAAGAGTCCGTCCTCCATCATCATTCTCATCAAGTTTTTGTATCCACGGTCGGTGGGGTCTATTGTGTCTGTATGTATCTGTTCCACAAGTTCTTTCCCATCATCAGTGATTAAAGGATTGTGTAAATCCACGATTTTTTTGTTTGTTTCGAAGAATTGTTCTCCAAATGTACCGCTTTTAGTTTTACCAATCAAAATGTTTTCTAACGCCTTTGGTTTTTTCTTTTGTTCGATATTTCGTGCATTATCTAATATTTCCTCGATAGTGCATGATTTTTCCAACATTTGAGGGAATAGTTTAACCAAAGTCTTTTCCCCCAACATTTCAATACCATCTATGTTGTCGGACTTATCCCCTGTCAAAATTTTGGTTAATAAGACGTTTTGGTGGGGTATGTTGACCTTGTTAATGGTAATCATGTCTCCATACCTATAATATTGTTTGGAGGTCGGAGAATAGATGGTTACCCGTTCTGATATAAGTTGGGTTAAATCTTTATCCGCAGAGAATATTATTATTTCTTCATCGACAGAAATTTTAGTATAGTAAGCTATAAGGTCATCCGCCTCGTTATTATCCATTTCAACCTGACGAACAAAAATTTCCTCAAGGTATTGTTTAACACGCGACTTCTGTTGAAGATATGACTCGTACTTAAACTCGTTCATATCCTGCCGTCGATTTGCTTTGTATTGGGGGTATATGGATTTTCTTATGGAAGAGTTTGACTCACCATCCCAAAATACGACAACCTTGTCGTGGTTGTGTTCTTCAAGAAATTTTCGTAAGGTATTAATAAAATGGTAAATTCCCCCTAAATGTTCACCATTGTTGTATAAATCTCTAACTCCATAGAACCCTATTAAAAGGGCATTGTTTCCGTCTACTAATAATGTTTTAATCACAATTTGTGATTTAATTGGTGAATACTTTGGTTCCTTTACTTAAATTGTCTCCTGCCCATAGAGGTTGGAGATTACTATAATGACATAACTTATAAAGTTCTTCTTCAGTTTTTGCCGACGATAATGGAATGATGTGGTCAATGTGCCACTCACTGCGGTTATCCCAACTCATACCATTAATAAATTGGGTTTCTAAATGTTCTCTGAGAGATTCTGGCGTGCAACCAACAATATCAAATGTTCGTTTTGAACGATATTTCAAATACCTGTTAACCGAATTTCTCATATCAAAAATTAATCTAAACAATACATCTTGTTTTTTTCTTTGCTTATTATAATTATTATAATAACTAGGGTTTTTTTCTTTGAATCTTTTCCTTGTTTCTAAAACTTTATCATAATTTTCAACCATCCATATTTTACGATATTCTTGATAATATGTTTTATTTTCAGAATTCCATTTAGAATTATATTCTTTTATTTTTTTATTATTTTTAAGTTTATATTCCTTAGACCCAAGTCTTTGACACTCTCTACATTCCGCCTTTCTCCCATCTTTTACTCTTGAACATACGTTATATTCTAATAATGATTTTTCAATACTACACTTAGTACAAACTTTAGTTTCCATTTTTAATATATTCTTTTAGTAGTTTATTAACAAGGGAAGATAAGTTTATTGATTTGTCCTTAAAGTATTGTGGCATTTCGGGGTCAACCGATACTCCTATCTTAACTTTTTTTTCAATTTCTTCTTTTTTCTTTCTTCCCATATTAATAAATATCTATAAATATAATAAAAGTAGAATAATTACAACTTTTTTTTAATTATCTTCTTCTTTTTCTTCTTTCAGAGTAAAATCGCCATCAGTTCCGATAATATCTTTCCAATATTCAGCATACTCTTTTTTATATTTCTCCAATGAGACTTTCTCTTCAGATGCCTCTTTACCTCCAATGAATCCGTGAGGAGTCACAATAATTTTTCCGTCATCATATCCTAGTCCGTTGATGTGGTTTTTCATAACAGAAACTTTTGTCCTTGACGCAAACTTAATCGTTCTTTTGTCTTTGGTCGCAGTAATCTTAGTTGTTCCCGCCTCTTTTTGATTACCAAATAAAAATACTAAAGATGAATTTAACCAAATTGCTTCACCCCCTTTGGACTTGATGCGAGGTTGCCCAAATGGATTATCGGGGAGACTCACCCACGGTTGGTTTATTATAACCAAAGTATTTTCATACTTTGACTCTGATTTTCGAGATCCTGAAATACGCTGATTAATACCCATCCCAATTTTGTCCGCTAAGACACCAGCATTATGCATCTTCCCACCTTTACCCTCATAAGTCATTTTACATGGGACGCTGCCCACACTATCCCATAAGAATAATAAACTATAATCCAAATCACCTTTTTCTTGAGCGTCTAATAGTTCATTGATGTAGTCAGTAATTTGCTCAATATAACTAAAGTTATTGTTGAAGATGTAAAATCCATTCCAATCTAATTCACCTGTCTCTTCGTCAACAACCTCTTCACATTGGAAACCCATCAACTTACAGTGTTCGAATGACCACTTCTGTTCTGTAATGATGAATACTGGTAGAATTCCTTTCTTCTGAGCATCAACAGCAGTCTTTACTAAAGCAGTAGTCTTACCAGTATCGGAGTGTCCCAAGAACATGTTAAGATGTCCAATGGCAGGGCCAGGAAGTCCAACGGCATCCAAGAAATCTCCACCCAAATCAAAAAATCTTTGAGGTTTATATTTTGCTGAAGTTGAGAATTTTTTCTTCAAACTTTCGAAGTCGTTCTTTTTAATTGCCATAAGGAATGTGAGTAAAACTCGGACACTAAAATAGTATCCGAGTTGAGTTATTTAATTAGAATGGTAAATCTGATGATGGTTCGTCGTCCATCTGTGGATCTACATATGAGGATTTTTTGGAACCTCCACCGAATGATTCGGTTTCAACTGAACTGTCACCGTAAACGTAACCTCCTTTTTCTGAATCCCACTTAGGAGTTTCTCCTCTTGCAATTGCTTCAAGATAATCAACAGGTTTTTTGGAATAAACATCCAACCAAGTCAATTCATCTTCCATCCAAGCCTTTGCCTGTTGTTTATCTTCATGTACAGGATTTGGGTCATCATACATAATAGTCGATACTGTTGTGTATTCTTTACCCTTTGGAGTTTTTGCTTTAGCAAGTTCAATGACTAAGTCACGTCCTTTTTCAGGGTCAGTAATGTCTCCTTTGTTTCTCCAAATAGGAATAATTTTGTCAAGGATACCATCATTCTTGAAATTGTGTTTGAATCTCCAAAACTTTGGACCGTCTTCCTCGTGGTCTCTGTCAATTACTTTCACAATATAGAATTTTCGTGAACGATACTGAGCAGCCAATAATTTGTCAGACTCTTTACCTGTAGACATCAATTCTTCGTAAACCTCATTCAAAGGTGAACGTTCGTTGTCATTTTTTCCTGGATCGTAGAATTTCTGCCACTGTCCACCCACTTGAATTTCGTGGTACCACGCTTCTTTGAATGGTGAGGAACCATCTGGTGTAGGGAGAATTCTAACTCTTCTCTGTCCTGATTTCTCTTTGTCTCCTAAGATTAAAGCGAAATACTTTTTCATTCTTTCGTCTTGCGACATTTTCGATTGGGCCCCGCCCCCTTGCTGATTTTTTTCGTACTGTGCCAATACGGCGTCTAATGAACTCATAGTTTTTTATAGATTAAATTAATAAATTGTTTATACAAATATAAGTAAAACTGTGACTATGTCAAATAAAAAAAGGTACCATGAGGTACCTTTTATGTAGTTTGTCCGATATTACCTGAACGATGTCTTATAGACTTCGTTGTCCATCCCTCCACCAGGTTTGAAGGAATTTTTAATGTCATTTACATTAATATCAGTAACTTCGTCTGAAGTTAAAACATAATCATTTTTTCCTGTCTTTTCCATTTCTTCCGACTTATCATCGAAAAATTGTGAAAGTTTTTGACTGAATGGATAAGAGTCATATGTTCTTAACTCTAACTTTTCTTGTGGAGTTTTTTCCCTATATTTTTCAATCTTATTCTCAAGAGAGTTAAGTTTGTTCATAATGTTATCCATCTCTCCTAACTTAGATTGTAAATCATTAAGTTGGTTAAATAAGTTATTAAAATACTCTTCTTGTTTGGTTTCAATATTTTTTTGTGAATCAACTAATTCAGTGATGTCTAATTCTTCCGAACCTGATTCTTCTCCACCTTCTTGTGATTCACCTTCGTCATCAATCTTTTCGACATCAGGATCTGATTCAACATCAATAGGTTGTGGTTCAGTTGTTGGTGCTGGTGGAGGTGTTGCCTCTGCAGGTGCTGGTGCCGCTTCAGCTCCCGGTGCGGGGGCTAATGCTCCTAATACATCCTCTTCAGGTGCTGCTCCTACTTGTTCTAAAATATACTGATTGATTTTTCTATGTCTTTCAATCTCCTTGATAATTTTTTTATCTAAACTCATGGTTTAACCGTTTAATAATGTTTTTATTCCGTTAGGGGTTTCTACTCTAACCTTTCTGTTGGCTGTAGTTTGATGACCCGCTCTTTCGATAAGACCGTCTCTTTCTCTCACTGTGTAACAATCACCTGTGTCCAAGTCACAAACTTGTTTTGTTCCGTCTCCATTGTCTTCCTGTGAAAATCTTACAGATTTACCAAGATAATTGTCTAATGCTGATTTAATGTTCATATGAATCTTTTTATATAAATATATTGTTATGTTATAAAGTAAAAGTATTACTTGTGACTGTTAAGGTTGTATTTGGAATATTTGATTGGGTATAGGTTATACTCAATTGAAATTCTCCTAAATCCGAAACTTCAATCAAATTTGTATACTTGGTATCAGAATTTCTTCTGATTATAAACGATGTTCCATTAAGTTGTGGAAATTTAAAAATTTTTGTTCTAATTCTATTCACTATGGGAGGAGAGGTACTTGTTTCAAAGTTAGGAACAAATATTTCATCTGTTGGAGTAAATTGATAGGTATAGTAACCCCCATTAGGTTTTACAATATTATAATAACTATTTCCGTCAAACTTAGGTAATCTTTCTGTATTAGTATCAGAAACTAAAGTCAATCGTCCTAAACCTTCTGTTGTTGTCGGAGGAACATTTATGACAAAAGTTTGAGGTGCTGTCACATCTTTAGGATTTTTTTCTTTATCTTCAGGTACAACCGATAAAATAATTTGAGTTTCAATTCTCAAATCGAAATTTTTATACAATTCCAAAACATCTTTAAATTCCTCTTCAATCAGTTTTTGTCTTGTACAAGTAAATGTTTGTTGGTCTTCCGAAACGAAACCTACAATACTGACAGGAGTTTTTGTTGTTTTTCTTTCTTGTTTAACAATACTATTATTTGCCCCGACACTTACAGTATAAACCGAATAAGACATTGTCGGCTGAGAATTTATTTTCCAAATACCAATATTAGGTTTAACTTTAACAACCAATTCCTCATCACCACCAATTGGATTTTTAGTTTGATTAGTCACTTCAGTTGGATATACTCCATTATTCTGAGGATTAAGATTGGATCCTGCTTTATCTTGTTGTGGAATACTTAATTGTTGTTGGGTTGTAGTATCCGCATATGCCCCCGGAGATGATGTTTCATTTGGTAATGATGGATTGAATGTAAAGTCAACCAAACTTTCGAATGTTCCATATTCTGTAGTAATACTTATTCTTCCAGTTGCAACACTTTGCCCCTCAGGAATTTGAACTGCAGGTAGAGTAAATCTCAATGTCTGAGGGTTGAACACAGTAATATCTTTTAACTCAACATCTTTGTTTATAACTCTGATTGATTTTACAGATTCAAAATTTCGTCCATTGACTTGGACAATTGTACCTGTATTTCCAGCAGAAGGAGAGAATGTAGATACCACAGGTGGAGGACAAGTTTGACCAATTTCAGGTGGTACAGGTGATGGAGTTGGTGTCACTCCAGGTGTACTAGCTTCATTCTCAACCTTTTTATCTACAGAGTTGAATTTAATTACAGTATCTTTACTAATCAAACCAGCATCTGTCGCTGACGTTAATGCCTTTGCGAATGTCTCTCTGACTTTATTGAACTCTGTTTTATTCGTGTCATAATACTGTTCGGAAACGTTACTCTTAGGCCAATAACAAACATAATATTTTGCAAGTCCGAGTTGAACAATTCTATCAATGTTTTGTTGTAATCGTCCTGCCATGAATGTTATATACTTATCTAATGACTCAAAATGCGCAATCGGTTCCGATGAGGTTGTCGATGGATTAGTTCGTATATTAACACAACTATAATTTCTTTCTATCAATGAAACTTGACCACCCCAATTTTGATTTAAAGATAATGTTCCTAAATTATTATTCCATCCATTAAAAGACCCTACATTCGTATTAGAATTTGACTGATAAGTTCTAATGTAGGATATAGTGTATATAGCAGTTTGTAAATCTACCTGATTAGGGTAAAGTCGTTTCAAAGCATTTGCAAAATCAATAGGAGTAACTTTTGTTACTTGCCCAGCAACCGAAACATATCCGCGATTTTCATTCAAATAAACAGGGTCAGTAATTTTTGAAGTACATGAATTTGTTGTATCCAAAGTGTTATCCGCTTCTTGAACAACTTCAGTCGATTTAATGTTATCACTTGTTGCTGGTAATTTTACTTGGTCTTTTTTAATTTGTAATGCCTCCTCTAATTTTGTTATCAGATTTTGATTAATACTTTGTAATAAATTATCTATTTTTGGTAAATCAAAATAACCTTGTCTAGTACCATCAAAAGTAGTTTGAAAACTTCCAGGTTGTATTGTGTGATTCACACTAGTAATCATATATGAACCATCAAACATTGGTACGTGTCTCAAATTAAAATACATCATAGGTTGTAATAATGCATTTCCTAAACATGTTATTGTTGACTTGTAAGACCTATATTTGTATAAGTCGTATAAACTAACATTTTGTGTTGACACAGGACGACCAGATACTTGATTTGACATATCAAGTGTGGCGTTTATTGATTCAGACGTAGCCTTTCCATTTTCTTGTGAAACTGTCATAGAATAAAAAATATTTTGATTTCTTATTCCAACATCAACATTAAATCCTACACATCTATTAGAAAGCGCCCAATCCTTTTTACCTTGTTGATTTTCAATTAATGGATTAGGTTGTCTACTCATATCAAATCCATCACTCCTAAACTTGAAAGTGTTTTTTTGAACATTCGGATATTGTGATGGTTTTCCAACGTAAAAACAAACTAATTTTGGAGCCGAGTTTGTATAATCAACATTCAAAAAAGTCCCCCATAAATTATTAGCAAATTCAGAAGAAGGTTGTGTTCTAGGTGCTGAGACTCCATCTACCTCTTGAATACCATAGAAGTTGACGTAAGCAGGAAGTGGCATCACAGTAAAGTTATTGTTCCTCAGAATTGTGGTGATAAAGGTATAAACACTCATTGTTTGATTCAACGAGTTTTTATTAAACATATCTTGGAGACTGAATATATCTAATATGATTGTTTCACCTATGTTTCGTGATGCCCTATCTAAAAATAAAAAATCTTCAAACAAAGTTTTTGTACTGTAGTCTCCGCCCGCAATCCATTTATCATTCAGGGCTTTGAATACTTCATACATTTCCACTTTACCTTGTTCTCCTGAAATTACACTATTAATTACCCTTTCAGGTAATTGTTGTTGTTTTGGAAGAACACTTCTCAATCCACTTAATACACCATTCAAAAAGTTATCTTGAATTCCAGATTCTCTTTGTAGATATTGACTTAGTTGATTTTGAAATTGAGCGGCACTTAAATTTGGGTTTACTAACTTTTGAGTGGCATACATTTTAATAATTGGAGCCAGCAATGTAATATTCCGACTTGAAAACTCAATATTATTATCAATAAAGAAATCTGTAATATATGACCCTAAAGAACTATATCTAACATTAGGAATTGTTGAAAACCCTACCTCAGTTTCTAATGTGGTCCATGCCTCCCTATTATTAATTTGGGATTGACTCAATGTCAAATTACTACCCGCTTGTGGTAATGAATTAGGAACGTATGGCTCAAACTCGATTGGGCTAACAACAACTTGTTGATTATTGTGAGACAAGTAAGAATCAAAAATTCTTCGTTCATAGTTTGATGGATTACCATATTTGAATATGATATCATAATCCATAAATGATTTTATTCCATTTTGGAAAACTGCAAATTGATTGTTGATTGTGTTTGTAAAATATTGTTCCTCTGTTTCTGATTGTGTCTTTCTTGGCACTGTCATTAAACTTTTAAACAACGACTGGAAGTTTGTGAAGTTTGCATTAGTATTGACTGTAGATTGTCCAAATGTAGTTACATTAGAACCAACAGTGGCGTTAGCCATTGGTTTACAGAAATTCAAGAATTCAATTTCAAATGAATCCAAAATCTTCTTTTCAAAAACAGAAAAAACTTCTTCAATTTTTGTGTAATCGTTTTGAGTTAGAAAATATAATGGAGTTTGATTACTTCCATTTGTAATTAAATTTAAATAAGAATCCGGATCAGGAAATGCCAATTGGTTACTATCGAAATAACCATAGTTTGGCGCCGACCATAAACATCTGACCGTTCCGTTATACATATTTGGATTGCTAGTCAAATTTACTTTGGTTGTAGGTATTGTCGTTTGATTAATAACACAAGAATCAATTGTTTGATTGAATGGTGTACCAAACGAAGGTACTACAAAATAGTCCTCTCCTTTAGTATTGTCATTAGGACTACACTCAATTGGAGGTTGTGGTACTGTGTTAGGTAGTAAAACTGACCAAGTTATTAATCTTAAATTTTTATCACCCTGTTTTACACTATTAATATTAGAAGAACTGAAATTGTATAATTTCATACCAGAGTTAACACTATTCTGTATTTCTTCATCTGTGTAGAATTGATACAAATCATAACCAGTATAAAAAACATTCAAGTCGTTTATCAATTTGGGATAAAATCCAACTTGCATTCCTATATCTGCTACCCCTTCACTTTGTAATTGAATACTTTTTGTATTCCCCTCATATTTGAAAAAATATGTTTCGGTAGTTGAACTTGTGGGAGGATAGTAATTTCCAGCGTAGTCAAAGTTTTTCCAAGCGCTTTCTAAGATATCAACATTTGTTTCTTTATATTTTTTGTATCTATGCCAAATTGAACCATATTTCAAAATCCAAGCATAAGGTAGTTTGTGGATTGCTCCAAATTTTTTCAATGCCGACGAAATGTAATCCAAATCACTTGTAACATCATTTGTTAAAGATTTGTATTTTTCTCTCAGTGTCGCCAAAGGTAATGAGTTCAAGAACAAATACGCCGCTTGTACATATGGATAGGTGTTCCCTGATGCTCTTGAATTATAAACACCGTTTTGTATTGCGTTTATAAAGTAAGGTGTATTCAACATTGAAGTAGTACTTCTTGGACTAAACGCTCCTGTTGGTGTGGTTCCGTTAATGTATCCTTCAGTTGCAATAAATTCGTTTGGATCTCGAGTTAAATAAAAAGCGTTAAGTCCAACTGGTCCTGATGTCAAAATTCCAAGTGAAGATACAATAATCGAAGGGTTCTGATTAAGTATATATGAAAAATTTGTTACAGGTCTATTAGTTGTATAATTATAAACGTCTGTAAAGTTGGCAATTATCTTTCTTGGTTCAAAAATAGTCAATGACTTATTTGTATTATAAACCTGATTAGAAAGGGCTGTGTTGCTTTGATTCAAATTGTTCAAGCACCAATTTGGGTCAGTATAAGGTAAAGTATCAACAATAAGTGGGTCGTTTGATGCATTAGAAATTAAAAACCTTAAAGCTTCAGACTTTGTTGTGACTTGTGGTATCTTACCAATATCCAATGTGTCTAGGATTGCAAAAGAATTTTGTGTAATTCCTTTAATATATGGAGTAACAAAGAAATCTCTGATATAATCTTGATATGCTCGTCCTGTACCTGAGTTCGAAATATTTTGTAAAAAATCAGGATAATTCTCGGAATTAAGATTAAAGTTTTTTAGTTTTAGCGTTAGATACGGAGAGCTAACACCAAGTTTCTTTTGTATGTTATTAGTTTCAGTTTCAATATTCAATCTAAGTAATTCATCAATTTGATTGGAATTAGCTCGTACAAATCCTGAATAATGAGAAGTCAAAAATTGACGTTCCCAAATTTCATAGAAAAATTTGACTTCTTCTTTGTTTGAGTATGCCAATCCTATAGATGGAAATTCGATAGGATTAATATTAATAATACTTGTGTCTCTTTCACTTTCCAATGGTGGAGGAGAAATTGGGGATTGAAATTTTTGTGTTAATCCTCTGAGATATTCTTCAACAAACTCAACTTCAGGCCACTTGTCAAAAAGATATCCTTGTGTCAAATTAACAACAGAAGGGTCTGCTATATATTTTAATTCAAATTTATTTTTATCGTCTGAAGACTCCACAGAAAATTGAGGCCAAGGATAAACAGGTATCTGAGAATTGACCGCATCGGCATTTAATTGATCCTCATTGAATAACAGAAACTCATCTCTAGAAACTAAATCTCTTGAGTCGCTACTAGGCGCTGATGATGAATTATAAAATATTGCACGACTACGAATTGGGTCATATTTTACATCCCAAGCCTTTGTATGTACATCATCCAAAAGACGAATGAATCCTTCTGCAGATGCCATTATAACAGCAATCATATTTCTTACAGTAGGTTTGAATCCAATACCCGTGTCAGTGTCTTCAATTTTCCTTAAAAGTAACGCTGAAATTTCACTTTCATATTCGGATAATTTTTTGTTTGCCTGTGACTCAATTGAAGAAATGTCTTTAATAAATCTTTGTTCTCCTTCAAATATAAACCAAGATTGAGGAACTGGTTTTAAGTTCAATAAATTAAAAATTGTTGCAATAGCCCCCACAGGATTTGTTGCGGATTCAAATTCGGTTGGTATAAACAAATAAGAAAGGCTATTCTTTAAATTAATTTGGTCTTGTAAAGTTGGATTACTAATACCTGTTTGTATTCTAACCGTTTCAACCCAATTAATACTACTCCCGTCAGGAGGAGTTATTGAAATAGTGTCGTACTTTATTGGATTGGGAATTGGTGCGGTACCCTTTGTTCCTAAAGTGGGGTTTTCGGATAATCCCTGATTAAATTCGGTAATGTCACCTTGTAATTTGGAAATTGCAGTATCTTTAACTTCACGAGATAAATCTTTGAAAACATACGCTCTCTCTCCCGATTTTAACACAATCGGTTTTGGATTGAGGTACGTCTTGAACCAAGATGTTTCCCCTCCAACAATAGCATTAAAATATCGAGTCAACGCATCTTTATAAGTTCTGATGTTTGTTAAAGGTTCTACGTCAGCTTTTTCAAAAGACCTGAAAATGTTTGCTTCAAATTGTTGCAACTTATTCATTAACTGAACCAACGTAAGTTCAGGAAAATTGGGGGGAATTAACCCCTTGGATTTGTACTCACTGTAGACTTCAATTATTTTTTGATATCCTTTTTCAGCAATAATTTGTGTTACCACAGCAGTATCAGACCCCAAATTGTTAGCTCCCTTTTCTGCTTGTGTACTCGCTTGTGATTCTGCAGCTTTATTTGGTTGTTGTGGACCCTCTAATGTTTGAGTAATATCAAACCTTTGTCCGTACATGTGGGGAGCCGCAATGAGATGCCCCATTGAAATTTCCCCCAATATGTTAAATTTGAATCCAAAAAATTTTAATCTAACTTGATAATTTCCACTAAATCCGTTGAATGATGCGTGGAAAGTTTCTAAGTTAAGTTGATATCTAATTGCTTGCCCATAATACCCTTTTAGTGTAAGATAGAATGGGGGGTATGGTTGATTAAAGAATGCCGCATAAGGTGAACTATCACCAAATTCAAAAAGACCTTTTCCTTGTACATCCTCCAAAAGTATTTCAACTGTTGGAACGAAGCTTGTATTTGTAGTAACGTTAATTGAAGTAATACCTAACAATCCAGTATCAATAATTTCTCGTTGATTTACGGACGTATTAAGTAAGTTAGGGTCTTGAGAACTATTAGTAGTATTTGCAATTTCGTTTGGTTGATTGACACCATTAAATTGAGTTGTATTTTCTCCAGTCAATTCATCATAATACCCTGTACCTAAAGATGAATTTTTTGTTGGCTTGAGAAAATTCATTTTAGCAACTGAAATAGTTACTAATCTCATGTCGGGACTCCCTCCAACGGCTAACTTAGTTCTTGGAATTACATCTGCTTCCAAATTGGCATACATGACAAGATTTTCGTGGTCAACAAGTCTTTCTCGAATGTTACCAAAATTATCTCTTGTTTTGTTTGGGTCGACTACAATAATATTGTTTTCGTC